CTTCGAGGCCGGTGCCGTCTGGTTCCGGGGCGAGCGTGTCTGACCCGCTCGACCCCTGCCGCACCTGCTTCTGGTCGGCTGAGCTCACGCGCGCGACGGAGCGGATCTGGTGCAGTCACCGAATCCACCACGGATGGGCAGTCGGCGCCCCAAGATGCGCCGGCAAGGCGTGGCGCACCGATGCCGGCCGATCGGCGGCGTCTAAGCCGACCCCGCAGGCCGCCGCCGCGGATTGAGCACTACCACATTGGCAGCCCTGGCGATTGCCGCGAGCTCAAAGAGGCGCGCGGCGAAAAGGCGCAGGCTGTTCTCGTCGAAGATGACCTCGCTCCCGTCGCCCTCGACATCGAGCGCACCGGCTTCTCGGGCGAGCCGCGCCAAATCATCGACCCCGACGCCGCTCATGGCCGCCCCCGGAAAATCGACACCGCAACCGCAAACCCGAGCGCAAACCCAAGCACCAAGCCCGCCACATGGGCGACGCCGAGGCTCACGACAACGCCTCGACGATCGCCCAACCAAGCAGCAGGATGACGAATGAGACGATAACGGCATCGCGCAGCAGCCGAAAAAAGGCGTCAAAGTCAGGCGGGCGTTCCATCACCATCCTCCACGGCATCCTCAACGCGCCCGATGAGCTCCTCGAGTTCCTCGTCGCTAATCTGTTCCTGCCCGTGTAGTGCGCACCAGGCGGGGTCGGTGCGGCGCAGTGCGTCGCGGATCTCAGTGAGTAGGGCGAGGCTCACTTGCTCCCCCCGATCCCGTGGAACCGCTCGGCGGCGCGGAAACCTAACTCAAAGTCCCGCCACCGTCCGTCGATGTCGGGTGATATGTACGCCTCAGTTACCTGCTCATCCGTCGCAGGCTCCCGCTTGGCGGCTGCGGGTGGGGCGGTGTAGAGCGGCTCAACCCAACCAACATAGCCCGGATTTCTCTCCAGCCACTCCGCCGCGTAGTTTTCGTTGTACTTGTATCCGCGATACTCGTAATCGTACTCGCCGTCGAATGTGCGCCACGCCACCGGCTCCGGCTTGGCGGGCGGCTCCGCGAGCGCGGGGTCAAGGACAGCGCGTTTGGTTTGGTACGCCGTTTCAAACGCCTCCGCTTGTTCCAGAACAGCAGCCTGTGAAAACGCCGACGCTGTAAACGCAGTAGGGTCAACACTAACCTTCAAGGACGGCTCCGCAAGCGCGGCTGCGGGTTCATCCGTGATGTAGAGGCTGTCGAGGTTTGCGTTTATGATCGCCGCCATATCAGCGTCTAGTGGCCTCTGTTTCGCGGCGAACTGGGCAAACAAGTCAGCGACATCCGGCTCCGCAAGCGCGGCGTCGAGAGCGGTGCGGAAGGCTTTCCAAAGCCTGTACTGTGTGCCTGCGGGCCACGGGCGCGTGTTCGGTGAGTCGATGAATCTCGCCGCCTCCTCGGCCACGGCGCGGCGCAGGGTGATGTTGTCGGTCACAACAGCACCATCCATGTCAGCACCGTCGCGCAAGCGGCAGCGATGAACACGCGCACGGCGATTGCCAGTAGTTCCTGCGGGGTCTTGATGCTCACGGCTTCACCTCCCGCTTGATTGCGTTGATGGCTTTCTGCGCGGATTCGTCAGCCGCCGCCGCCCACCCCTCCGATGCCGCCACGACGCGATCGATCGCCGCTCCCACCGCAAACCACGCCGCCGACCCTACGGGCGCGGCACGGGAAGCCGCCTCTATCGCTTCAAATGTCCGTTCCTTGCACATCGTCGCCCACGCTTCGGCATACTCCGGCGCAGGCTTGTGCGCTTCAAACGCCGCCCAAATCTTGTCCATCGTGGTCATATCGTCGTCCTCCTCTGATTGGGTCCCGCACACTCGCCCTTAAACATCGCCTGGCACCGCCCGCCGCCGTCCAGGCAAGCGGGATACCTGCACCCGGCACGCTGCCCGCGCAGCTGCTCGAGCTCGGCCTCGAGGCGGTCGATGCGGGCCGAGTACGCCGCGCAGCGCAGCAGGGCGCTTTCGCATTCGCGACGCCATTCCTCCGGCGTGTGCTGGCGCGCCAGCCATTCCTTGTCCCAGTCGTCGAGTTCGATGGTCATAGTCAGGCCGGCTGTCGCGACGGGGCCGGGCTCCGTAGAGGGTATCGCGCGACTCGAGGGTGAAAGGGTGTCGGCTGCCTGGTAGCCGGCCGACGCGGCAACAAAACCCGCCAGGCTCGGGGGAGGGCTCACTTCGACCGCAGCCCGTGGATGATCGCAGCGAGGGCGCCCATGAACACGACGCCAGCCCAGGCGACGCCGAGCACGAAGAAGGCGATGTCAAAATTGTTCACTGCACGCCCCCCTTGTTGACGCGCTCAATCTCCGACTCGATGACGCGATCGAGCCAGTCCTTCGATGCCGCCAGTCGCCCGAGATCGTAGGCGAGAGCCAGCATCGCGCGCGTGGTCGAATCGAACCCGAAGCGGGCGGAGTCGGCGTAGAGCCGCCGCTGCAGCTCGGCGAGGAGGTCGTCGCGGCTCATGGCCGCCAAGACCTTGATGACATCCTGCGTCTGGCTCATGCCGCCACCCCCGTCTTGTGCATGGTCTTGCGGAACGGCTTGCGGCGCGGCAGCGTCACCGTGACGTCGAGGTCGCGCTCGATGTCGGGCGACCCCCAGATGCGGATGGCGGGCTCGCCGTTCCACACATCGGGGAAGATGGTCACGCGCTTACCGACCCAGCCCGAGAGCTCGGTGCCGAACATCTCGCGCAAGCAGATCCCGTTGGTCTTGCAGAGCACGAGCGACTTGTCGGTCTCCTTGAGGCCGACGATCGCCTTCTGCTTCTCCTTGCCGTCGTCGCCGACGAGCCCCTCGAGGTCGACATCGCGGATGGTCACGGTGACCTTCTTCCCGAGCAACTCGCCCGCCTTGAGGAAGCGCCCAGGGTAGAGCTGATCGAACACGCTCGGCTTCTTGCGCGCCGGCTGCGCCACTTCGTCCAACATCGTCAAACCTCCAGTCCAAGTGATGAAACATCGTCGCCATCGTGGCCGTACACCCACGACGGCAGCGACAGATTGACCTCAGTCGTCGCCGGCCCCGGCCACTCGCCGCTCGCGGTGCAGTCGGCGTGGATCGCGCAGAGGTCCTGGTATTCCTGCCGCCCCTGCTCGATGACGTCGTCGGGGATGTTGTAAACGATGACCGAGTGCGGCGCTTCGGATTCGACAACGACCTCCACCATGCGGGCGTTTTTGCCGGTCATCTCGAAGAAGCCGTCGTGATACCACGCCCACTGCAGGTGATACCCGAGCTTCGCGCAGGCGGCGCCGAACTGGAACGGGCGGCAGTCGCGCGCGGTCTTGAGGCCGACGATGACGTACTCGCCGCCGATTTCGGTCAGCCAGTCGATGCGCCCCTTGCAGGAGCCGATCGGCCACTGCCAGGCAAGCGACACCTCGGGCTCGCCTTGGGCTAGATACCGCTGGGCGAGGTCGCTGCGGGAAACGGCATCGGCGAGCGCCGCCGCTTCGCTGAACTGATCGGCGGTGGCGAGAATCTTGCCCTCACTGGCGGCCTTGAAGGCCTCCCACTCCTTGCCGCGGCGCGGCGACATCGCCCCGGACTCGGTGCGCCGATCCCAGACGGCGACCTCATCGCGGCGGTGAGGCTCGAGGGTGAGCAGGTGCGCCAAGGTGCCGAACGCCATCGAGGCGGTCTCGTAGCGGTGGCTCAGGCGATGCAGGAACATCTCCGGCGAGTGCCGGTAGTGCTTCAAGGCGCTGATGTTGAGCCCGGGCGCGTCTTGGTAGGCGTCGAAACTGATGCGGGAGAAGGTCATCGGCGGATTCCTTTGTGGATGATGAGGCGGCCTTGGGCGTCGTTGCTGACGCTAAGGCCGGAGAAGCGCAGCGCCGTCGCGAGCTCTCCGACGCTGACGCCGTCAAGGTGGACGGGCGTCATAGGGCCTAGGTGACTCTGCGGCGTCGTGACGGCGCGATTGACGGACGCCCAGAAGCGGCGCAGTGGCGCGTTGTCGTCGGTGGCCGGTTTTTTGGCCGGTTGCTGGCCTGGCTGGGTCATACATCCTCCGAAATGCTAAACAGATCCTGCTGGTCTTTCTTCGCGTCGATGATGTTTTGAACGGCAAGCTCCCAGTATTGAGGCTTGAGCTCGATGCCGATAAATCGGCGGCCCATCTTTACCGCGCAGTAACCCTCGCTGCCGATGCCGGTAAATGGAGAAAAGACCACATCGCCACGGCTAGTCCACAAGTGAATGCACCGCTCGATGACGTCCAGTTGCAGCGGGCACATATGCTTTTCATCGTTTTCGGTGCGCGCAGGCAGCTTGTTGAGGGTGCGCCCTTGGTCGATGTCATCCCAGATTGGGCTCGCGTATCTCTGCCACAACGCCACGGGGAGATCATCGCCATGCGTTACCCGCGGATCTGCGTCGCCCGGCTTGCGCATCGTGACGACATAGTCTGGCAAGCCCATGCGCGACATACTGGCATTTTCACGAATGGTCTTGTGCAGAAGCCCGAGCGCCTTGGTGCGCTGCATCGCTACGACTGGGTCTTTCCAGACGCAGACCTCGGCATGGTAAATAAACCCGACATCTTGAAATGCCCGGATTAGATCGCCGCGAAAGTCCCGAAGCCCGATAAATCCCTGCCTCATTTTGGTGGTCGGCAGATTCATGCAGTGAAAGCTCACGTTTCGCCCTGGCTTCAAAATCCGATACAGCTCAGCGATGAGGTAGCGCAACTGCGCCACGAACTCAGCGTCGTTGCGGCAATTCCCCATGTCGTGGTCGCTGTTGGAATACACGAACAAATCAGCGAACGGCGGAGAAAAGACGGAATAATCGACGCTGTTGTCAGGCATCCGGCGCGCCCATTTCACGCAGTCCCCAAGATGGACCGTAAATCCGTCGGCTTCATGCGTCGCCTCGCGGTATTCCTCGACGACGTTCTGCTGGCCGGCAAGCTCTCTGTTCATGATGTCCCTCATGTGCTCGATCATGTTAGCGCTCATCTCGTGGTGCTGCGACTCCTTGCGCTTGAGGTTCGCCAGAATCTGCCCTTCATTCTCTGCTGTGAACAGATGCACGACGACCCGCCGCGTCTGCCCGAACCGGTGGCACCGGCGGACGGCTTGGTAGAACTTCTCGAATGAGTCGTCCAGTCCCACAAAGGCCATGCGAGCGCAGTGCTGCCAATTCATGCCGAAGCCGCAGATCTTAGGCTTGCTGATCAATACCCGCAGATCGCCCCGAGAAAATGCCAGCATCTGAGCCGCCTTGTACTCAGCGGTATCCGAGCCCTGCACATTGACAGCGCCCGGAATGAGCGATGCCAATGCCTCCGCCTCGTCGTTCAGGTGGCACCAGATAAGCCAGGGCTCCGCATCGTTGGCATTGACAACGGCCGCCAGCGCCTTGCATCTCGCGTCGATGCTTGCACGCTGCGCTTGGCGCCGCTCAGAAAGCGTTTGCGCTGGGCGCGAGAACAGATCCCCGCCCAGCGGCTCGGTCTCGACAACGTGCTCGACATATTCCGGGTCATCAAGCAGATACCGCGAGCCATCGAATCCGATGTCGCTGGGGTTTCGCAGGACGACGGACCAAGTACCCATCCACTCCCAGAACTTGGACGCGCCCCAGCCCTTTAAGCGCCATGTGCCGGTGTCGCCGGTATCGTTGACAAAATAAGTCGCCAGCATCTCGGTGCGTGTCATCACTCCGAGAAACTCGCATTGATTGCCCAGCTCCTCGAAATCGTTCGGGCTTGGCGTGGCCGTACAGCTAAGCCGATACGGAACACCCTGAGCAGCGCCGATGATCTTCGCGCGAGTCTTGCCATCGTGCGCCTTAAGGATGCTTGATTCGTCCAAAACAAGCCCGCCAAGCTCCGAAAAATCGACGGCATCAATTCTTTCATAGTTGGTGATGTAAACGTGCGGCCCGAAGACCTGCGCCCCGGTATGGCGTTCGACGGCAATGCCAAATGCCAAGCCCTGCGCAATCGTCTGCTCAGATACCGCCAACGGTGCCAGTATCATCACCGGGCTTCCAGTGTGCCGCGCAACTTCATCAGCCCAGGCAAGCTGCATCAGCGTCTTGCCAAGACCAGTATCGGCAAAAATGGCAGCCCGACCGCGACGCACTGCCCACGACACAATAGCGTGCTGGAAGTCGAAAAGATGCTCGCTTAGATTGCCGGGCATATGCCCAGTGGCGACCTCAGATCGCCGCTTTGCCGCTACGAATTGCTCATAGATCATCGGGTGCTCCCCCAGCGCGACACCGACGGCGGGTCGGCGCGGTAGATCCGCGCTCGGCCACCCGGAGGCGGGAGCAGGTCGCGGTTGCGGCGGCGCAAACGCCACTCGTAGACCGCAAGGCCGCAAGCGCCCACGCCAAAGATGCCAAACCAGACGGCGAGTAGTACGCCCCAGTCAAAGGCGGCGCTCATGCGGCCACCTCGCTGACGGTCGGGTCGTAGGCCGGCAGGTCGCCCGCATTCCATTGCCGCGACGGCTTCGCCCACACCCTGCCGTTGTAGCTGATGTAATGCTTGCCGACGCGGCCCTCCGGCCACGTCCGAGAGCCTTCGCCGCTCTCATCGCGCAGCTTGCAGTAGACCTCAGAGGCCTGCTGCAGCGAGTGGACCCATACGCGATACCGGCGGCCGATGACGAGCGTGAGCGGCTCGGACTCGTGGGCGTGGAAGGTGCCGTCCTGCCGGTCGTCGTCCTCGTCGAACTCGTAGGTGAGCAGGAACTCCTCCGCCTGCGCGCAGGTGAGCGGCGCGGTCAACGTCTTGACGATGGGGCTGCGGCGGCCGTCCTGCCGGATCACCCGCACGATGTGAACGGTCGGCTCGGTGCCGTTGTGCGGACCAAGCGTGGTGCCGATGAACTTGTCTCCGCTACGAGCGCGTGCGGCGCGGGTGGCAACTGCGAGGCTAGCCATCGCCTGCCAAGCGGCGGCGAGCGGCATCTTAGGATTTAAAGTCGTCATAACACTGTCCTCCAACAGGCCCCGACACCGCGCCGGGGATGGGCATACAATACGGCAATCCGTACCCATGTCAACAGGTCAGCGAAAATATACTTACGGATTGCCGATTGACGGCCGCCAAGCGGACGGGCTACCCTTCGCGGCATGATCACTTGGCAAGACCGCATCGGCGCACTGCGCACCGTAGGATTCACGCTCGCCGCCATCGGGCGCGAAATCGGCCTCACCGCGCAGTCCGTCTGCGATCTGGAGGCCGGACGCAGCAAATCGCCGCGCGGCGATGCCGCCATCAAGCTCGACTCGTTGTTCCATCGAGCCGTCATGAAACAGAACCGGAGGCGCAAAAAATGAGCCGCTCACCACTTGACCTCGCCATCGACGAGACGCATCTGCGGATTCAGTCGGCGCCGACGCAGCTCTTGAAGAAGCACTACCTCGAGCGTTTAACGGAGCTCGTTAAGCAGCGCAACGCCAATCGCAGCGCAGAGGAAATCGCGGCGCTTGAGAAGGCGAAGGGGCTGCGTTGAGGATGTCCGAGCAACTTGTCGCCGGCATCACTCCCGTCGAGGCCATCGTCCGCCTCGCATCAAAGGTGCCCGTGTTCCCGTGCCGCCGCAGCGCCGAGGAGGTCGTCGTCGATGGCCGCACGCGCCTACGCAAGCCGAAGAGCCCGCTCACCGAGCGCGGGTTCCACGATGCCACGCAGGACGCCGACCAGATCCGCGCCTGGTGGCGACGATGGCCGGATGCGCTTGTCGGCGTGCCTACGGGGAGCAAGACCGGTCTCGTCGTCATTGACTATGACGCCCACAAGGCCGACGCCGTCGCGCAGGAGTGGATAGCCGAGCACGCCGATCGACTGGTCGGCACCCGCACCCACGGCACGCTCTCAGGCGGCCGCCACTACCTTTTCAAGGCGCCGCCCGGGCAGACCTTCACCTCCGGCGTCAATGTGCAGCTCGGCGAGCGCAAGTGCATCGGCATCGACATCCGCGCCGAGGGCGGGTACATCGTCTGGTGGCCGGCGCATGGTGCCGTGACCACGGGCGAGGTCGCAGCGCTTCCCGCAGGCCTTGTCGATCGCCGTCAGATTGATACCCGCCCACTGCCGCCGCTGCCGGTGGCGACGCCTGAGAAGTGGGCGAAGGACCGCGGCATCGTCTCCCAGGCACTCGCCTTCATCGACCCTGCAGGACATGACGACTGGGTCAAGGCGGGCATGGCAATCCACCTCGCATCGGAAGGCTCGGAGGACGGGTTCCACCTGTGGCACGCTTGGAGCGCCGGCGAGCTGACCGGCGACTCCCCGCCTAGCTATTCGGGCGAGGCGGACTGCCGCTACCGGTGGGCGTCGTTCAATCGCGACGGCC